GTTAATGGTGCAAATAATGGTTCTGGGTTCATGTTCAGAAACTTATATGGCAACCACTCTTGGGGAATAGTTTCAGAATTTCGTGTTGAGGGAACAGGCGGCGACAGACCATCAATCTTATTCTCAAGTGGTTATAATAATAATACTTGGTCTGTTGGTTTTGGATACACTGATGATAATTTTAGAATCAAATATGATCATGGTCATAGAAATCAGGACTGGGGGACAACCGCTTTAATGATTACTAAAACTAGTACTTATATTGCTGGTAATCTGGGTATAGGAATCATAAATCCAGGATGTTCTCTTCAAATAAATGGTGGTGTGAGAGCAAGAGGAGGTGCTCCAGGAGCAAATGGAGCAAATAATAATGGTTATGCCTTTAGTGGTGAAGGTGGAGATAATGATTCTGGAATGTATAGTTCTGCTGATGGGCAGATAGAATTTTATACTAATAATACAGAAAGACTTCGTATAGATTCAAGTGGTAGGGTGAGTATGCCTTATCAACCAGCATTCAGAGCAACTAGAGAATCAAGCACTATTAATATTACATCGGCACAAAGACTTCCATATAATTCAACATCAGCAAATGGTGGATTTGATAATACAAACTCTTACAATACATCAACTTTTATTTACACAGCTCCAGTCGCAGGTGTTTACTTTTTTCAAGCAGCAACATATACAAATGCAAACACTGATAGTATGTGGGATATACGTGTAAACGGAAATATTCGTCAACGTGCTGAAATTAGACAAACTGGTGGCGATGATATTGGCGATAATACCATCATTAATGCTTCTTGTATTGTATCATTAGCAGCAAACGATGAAGTTGATGTCTATTGGGCATCCAATGAGGTTGAATTAATTGCTGGTGGTGGTTACATATCATTTTCTGGTTGTAAAATATCATAATAAATACTCAAAAAGGAACTTAATATGGATTACACCGTTACTCTAACTGAAGCAGAAGATCTAGCACTTCAATATGCTGCAGCAGATCCACAAGACTGGATTGATAACGCAGCACATAATCGGGCAAGAATTGCGATTGATGAGATCTGTGACTTATATGTAAAGCATAAGTTAGATAACAACCAACCCATCACCGCAACCAACAAACCTGATATGGTTCTTGCGGCTTATGAAGAAGGTCTAGTTAAGACAGCAGCACAAAGAAACGAAGAGGCAGCAGCAGCGATAACAGCACGTGCTAGTTGATAATCACACGGAGTTCGTAAATAACTAAAAAGTAGATAATGTCAGAACAAATTCAGGCAATCAAGAATAAGTATCCAAAATCAGGAAAAGAATAATGAGAGAGGAAAACGCTATGGGACAATTGATTCGTATATGTATCTTTCCTTGACTTATTGCTCTCACATAGGTTAGAATAGATTTGACTAAACATTTTCTCTCCCGTCCTTGCTACGGATTATTAATACAAAATGTGGATTGAAAAAGAAACATCAATTGATGAAATCAAAACATTACTTGATAATGGATATGAGGTAGAAGTTGATTCTCCCGATGGATATGTTTCTGTAAATTTCTTTATTGACAAGGGAATGTATGATGAATACGTTTTAAAGGTTGATGAACTCGAACCTATCAAATGTAATGCAGATCATTTATTTGAAACCTCTGTTGGTTGGATGAAGGCATCTCATATTTTTAATAAGTATAAAATAATGCACTTCTTAACCAAAGATGGATATAAACTTGGTAGGATGTTTAAAACAGAAAACCAAATACCTATTGTTGATATTAATGTAAATCATTCAAATCACAGATATTATACAAACGGAGTTTCTTCTCATAATACTGGTGTAGGTAAATCATTGTTTATGTGCCATGTGGCTAGCTCCGTCTTGCTTCAGGGGAGGAACGTATTGTATATTACGCTCGAAATGTCAGAAGAAAAAATTGCTGAACGAATTGATGCAAACTTATTGAATGTAAACGTTCAAGATCTCCCTAATATCTCAGAAGATAATTATGAGAATCGGATTCAAAAGTTATCTAAGAAGACTCAAGGTAAACTTCTCATCAAAGAGTATCCCACTGCTTCTGCTCATGCTGGGCACTTTAAGTCTCTTCTTAACGAGTTATCGCTTAAGAAATCCTTTTTTCCAGATATTATTTTTATCGACTATCTTAATATCTGTGCATCTTCTAGATACAAGGGAACGGCAGTAAACTCTTACACTTATGTTAAGGCAATTGCTGAAGAACTTAGAGGATTGGCTGTTGAATACAACGTTCCCATCGTCAGTGCTACTCAAACTACTCGTTCTGGTTATGGTAACTCTGATGTTGAACTTACTGATACTTCTGAATCCTTTGGTTTGCCTGCTACTGCTGATCTTATGTTTGCTCTGATTAGTTCTGAAGAACTGGAAAATCTGGGGCAAATTATGGTGAAACAACTGAAGAATCGCTATAATGATCCAACCATGAATAAGAGATTTGTGATTGGAATTGATCGTGCAAAGATGAAACTGTTTGATGTCGATCAGTCTGCTCAGTATGATATCATTGACAGTGGGCAAGAAGAGGAGTATAATTACTCTGATAAACCTAAAAAGTCGTTTGAAGGATTTAAATTTTAATGGATATTACTACGCATGTTGACTTTTCTCGATATGTTGAATTTGTTGATACTGTAACAAGTAAAGAATCAAAAGATGCTGTTGCATTTACTCAACGAATCAATGAGCTTCAATCTCAAGGTTGCGACATTCAACGTCTTCTGACTGCTGCTGTCGGTATTAGTGCTGAGGGTGGTGAGTTTATGGAGATTGTGAAGAAAATGGTTTTCCAAGGTAAACCGTGGAATGAAGATAACATTGAACATCTTCAAATTGAACTTGGTGATATTCTCTGGTATGTTGCACAAGCTTGTATTACTCTGAATGTCAAGTTTGATGATGTTGTTCTTCGCAACGTAAACAAACTGATGAAGAGATATCCTGAAGGATACTTTGATGTTCACTTTTCTGAAAACCGTGCTTCTGATGATCGATGAGTAAAAAAGAAATCAAACTGCAGTTGAAAACAAGAACTGCTATTGAACTTCTCTTAGTTCTAGATACCGCTACACAAGGTTATAGTCAAGACTTTGCTCCAGAAAGAATCGTAAGACTTCGAGAACTTATGAAAGAACTGGATGAAAAACTTGAAAAAAGTATCTTAACCGAAGAATGATAATCACCCTTTTCTAAATATTAGAAAAGGGTTTTTTTCTTATGGATAATATTCTAGATATAGAATCTAAATTAAGATCTATGGGATTTGCAAGTTTAAAAAGAATAAGTTCTAGTAGAGTAGCCATTTTGACAAATGATGATAGAACATCAGTTCTAGAAAAAGTAGCTTCAGAGTTAAAAGAAGACTTTAATGCTAAATATGTTGCAAACTATACTACTTCTAGTGGAAGTATGTTATCTAGCACTGGGGTGGTAACTTTAAATGGAAATAAAATAATTCTTGCAAAACCTGCTTCTAGACAAGGTAAAGGTTCAGCCGGTTTGGATAATGAAGACAAATTAGTGAATGAAATTAATAATCATATTGATGATGGTTGGGGATCTATAAAAGTAATTTTTATTGGATCTGGCAAAAAAATAGAAATTAATGATGTAAAAAAAGCTCAATCTGTTGGGGCGGACACTGCAGGAAGAAAAAAATCAGATGTAAATTTAATTACAAGTTCTGGAGAATTTCCAATTTCAATTAAAAAAACAAATGCAGAATATTGGGAATCAGCAGATAGAATATGGGGAAGTAAAGCAAAAGCAGCTATAGATTTTTTATCAAAAAATGGTGATATAAAGTTAATAGTAGAACAATCTGGAATTTATAGTTTTGGTAATAATGTTACTGGTATTGGAATTCCAGCTACACAATCTGAAAAAACTGATTTTGTTTTTGGATCTGATCTATTAGGAAAGGGGATAGTTGTAAAACAAACTTTTTCTGCCTCAACATTTAGATGGGATGAATCTACTGGATCTTTAACGGTTATGTGTAATAAAATTTTTAAAACTCTTTCTGATGTTTCTTCTTCAAGTGAAGATGTTTATTTGTTTATAAGAAAAGATAGAACTAGAAGAAATCCTTATCCAGGTATGAGAGTGTTGGCTGCTTACAAGAGCAGAGTCACTTCGGGAAGTGTCAAGGTGTTCTCTCGCAGTAAGTTTAGAGGTGTGATATAATACTCAAATGAAAAACACCCACCTCGAACACCTGGAAGACGACATCCTGAATAACGGAACTCAGGGTGGGCGTGACGCCATTGCATTTCTTCGATCCCTTGGTAAAATGTTGTCTGATGGTGATTCTGGAATGAGAATCACTACCAAGTGGGATGGTGCTCCCGCTGTAATTTGTGGCACTGATCCTGAGAATGGTAAGTTCTTTGTTGGAACTAAATCCGTCTTCAATAAACTTAATCCCAAAGTTTGTTATTCAGAAGCTGATGTAGATTCTTTGTATTCTGTTGGAGGGTTGAATGAGAAACTTAAAACTTCCTATCGATATCTTTCTCGTTTGGGTATTCGTGGAGTTGTTCAGGGGGATCTTCTATTCACTAACGATAAGTATCTTGGTGTAATTAATGGTAAAGAAGTCTATCACTTTACTCCCAATACAATCACTTATGCAGTTCCTAAAAATTCTGATCTTGGTAAAAGAGTAACCGAAGCTAAAATGGGTATTGTATTTCATACAACCTATAATGGTTCATCTTTAGGAACAATGGTGGCTAGTTTTGGTGCAAAGGTGCCTGGTAATAGTGATGTCTTTGTTGCATCTGCTGAGTTTTCTAATGCAAGTGGTGCTGCAAACTTTACCAAACAAGAAAAAAATACATATAATCTTCTTGTGAATAGTGCAGAGGGATCTCTAAAACAAGCTTCAAAATTTTTGAATGTTTTAAATACTCAAGATAAGTTTTCAATGAACGCAATATTTAAACAGTTCTTCAACTCTTATATTCGTTCTGGTGCAAAGTTTGGAACTGTAAATGAAACAATTGCAAATTTTGCTGCATATTTTTCTCAACTTGTAGATAAAGAAATTGCATCTAAAAAGACAAAAGCTACACAAGATAAATATAATAAGATTAAACTAGATGGTTTGAAATTTATCCAAACAAATAGATCTTCTATTTACTATACAATTGCTTCATACTTTAATCTACTTAAGGCTAAAGACTTTGTGATTAAGAAATTATCATCTGTAAATACTTTTGGAACTTTCCTTAAGACAGAAGATGGTTATCGTGTAACTGCTCCTGAAGGATTTGTCGCAATCAAATCTGGAAGAGCTCTAAAACTTGTAGATCGTCTGGAGTTTAGTAGGGCTAATTTTACCGCCGCAAAAAATTGGGATAAAGGATGAAAAGATTTTTACAATTTCTTTCGGAAGCTGAAACGTCTGCATCAACCAGAGCCAAACAGATGGGGCTCCAGGGGGATGGACATGGCGATTGGTATGATAAGAAAGGTAGACTAATAGCAAAAACAGTTAAAGGGCAACTCAAGATATTTGGCCAAGGTACAGGGCCTCAACAACAAGCCAAACCACAGATTGATCCTCAAGGGCAACTGAATGTACTTGCACAACAGTCTGCAGCCGCAGAACAGGAACGTCAAGCTGCAGAACAGGAACAACCAAAGGATTTAGGAACTCTTACAATTGCATTTGGCAGATTCAATCCTCCAACTGCAGGGCATGAGAAACTATTGAAGAAAGTTGCTAATGTAGCCAAGGATGGTGACTATGTAATCTATCCATCCAGATCTCATGATCCAAAGAAGAATCCATTGGATCCTGATGCAAAAATTGGATTTATGAAACAGATGTTCCCAGATCATGCAGAACATATTCAGAATGATGCAAATGCAAAGTCAATCTTTGATGTTCTGAAGTCTGCTCATGAACAAGGATATACTGGAGTGAATGTTGTTGTAGGATCTGATCGTCTTCCAGAGTTTGAGAAACTAACAAATACTTACAATGGAAAACTCTATGATTTCCAAAATATCAATGTAATTTCTGCAGGAGAAAGAGATCCTGATGCTGATGATGTATCTGGTATGTCAGCATCAAAGTTAAGAGCTGCAGCTGCTTCAAATGACTTTGAATCTTTCATGCAAGGAATGCCAAAGTCGATGGATGAGAAGAAATCAAAACAACTCTTCTCACAAATCCAACAATCAATGAAACAGACTTCTAAGAAAAAGACGAATAAAGAATCTTTTGAACTTTGGGAAATTGCTCCTAAGTTGGATCAATACACTCTTCGTGAAAACTTTATTGCAAAAAAAGTCTTTTCTGTTGGTAAACTAGTTGAAAACCTTCACACTGGTTTGATTGGTAGAGTCATCCGTGCAGGAACAAATCATTTGATTTGTGTCACTGAAGATAAGATTATGTTTAAGTCTTGGATAACGGATGTTTCAGAGTTAAATTAATTATAAATAAATACTAGAAAGAAGTATTTTTTGGATCAAAATGTCAAATCCCTGGAGCGAATCTTTTGAAGATATGAGATCTTCTGTCGAAAAACTTCACGAAGCAAATCAACAAAGATTCAAGTTTAGAGTTAAGGATAAGAACAAAGGAACTTATACTGTCAAAACAACAAGACAGAGAGCAGATATTTTAAGACGCACTCCTAGTGTTCTTTCTGTGGAAAGAATTGAAATGTCTGAGAACGTTGAAGAAATTCAAACGGAAGCTGAAGTGAGGAGATGGTGGGATGATGATGGTGATGGTAGGGGATATGAGCCTGGGGAAGTAAGCGGTAAGTTTAAGAAGAAGAAAAAGAAGTCAGTTAGGAAAGAAGGATATTCGGATTGGCGTTCTGAGATGCCAGAAAATTTTTTTTTTGAATCCTTAACCGAAAAAGTTTCTCCAGCTTCTCCATATTGTGATGTAATGCCAGATCAAAAATCTGGTGAAAATCAAAAAGATCCTCAAAGGGGAACCCAAAATCAAAAACTTCTCAAGATGAGAAAAGAAGATTTGGATCTTCTTGCAGAAGAACTTGGTGGGGAAGTAGTTGATATTCGAGAATATGCAGCTGCAGTAAGAGCTTTACCAGCGATATCTAGAATTGTAAAAACTGGTGGTTTAAAGGGATTTAGAGTTCCTGTAAAACCTCCCCATTTACCAAGAGTTCCACAACTTCCTGCACCAGAACCAGGAAAACCAACCAAGCCAGAAAAACCAGGAAAACCAACCAAGCCAGAAAAACCAGGAAAACCAACCAAGCCAAAAAAACCAGGAAAACCAACCAAGCCCGAGACAAAACCAAAAGTTCCAACTAAACCAAAAGATAAGGGTAGTGTGATAGTTCCAGGAACTGAAAAGGGTGGAAAGGTTGAACCAAAAACTCAACCAATTCCAAGTCCAAAACAAACACCCCAAACACAAAAGACGCCACCCATAGTTGCAACTCCTGGAATGCCAAAAAGTGGCCCTAATCGAGGATTTACACTTAGACTACCAATTCCAGGTTTGCCTAAAGGCCCAAATCAATCTATTACTACTGCCTGGGCTAAACAAATTTCATCGAAAAGGTGAATAATATTGTTTTTATAAATATCATTATAACGAACTATTGTAATAGGTAAAACTCATGTCACTCTGGGGCAATAAAGATTTAGTTGGAAAAGCAGGAACTGTTGCTATTAACCTTAGCACCAAAGTAGTAACTGGAACTGGAACTACATTTAATACATCTGGATTTGAAGTCACCGAAGGTGATGTGCTTGTAGTTGGAGCTGGTGCGACTTTTGGACACGCAGTTATTTCTTCTGTAACAAGTAATACTGTAGCTTCTATCGCAAGCACCCAGTTTTTGATTCCAAATCCAACAACTGGACTCATTCCAGCAGGCACTGCATATTTCGTTACACAAAGGCCTATTTCAACACTTGGAGGAGCATTTGGTGCTCCTGATGTGAAGTCAAACATGACTTCAGCAGTGTTTGGTGTAGATACAACAGAAACTGGTATTGCTCGTACAACAACTGTTGGTGGTAAATCAGGTGCCTTTGGTGTCGCACACGCTGGTTGGGTTGGTGTTACTACTTATATTGATACTCACGGAAATCTCAGAGTTAAGTCTGAAGTTTTAGTTGCGGGAAGCATGATTACTGGTGATGCTGATGATAACGCTAAGTTCCCAAATAGTTGATAATATGATATGAGATTTGATGAGTTGAATGAAGATAATTATTTACTATTCGCTATAAAACATTACGATAATCCTCAGTCTACAACTCAAGAAAACTTTTTCAATGATATGAAAAAGTTTAAGTATGTGAAGAGACTGATGAAGAGATATAAGAAGACTGGGGATTTACAAATTCATTTGATCATAAATCATATGATTGTCTTGTTTAATGTGTTTAATGATGCAACGATTCCCCTTTTATTTTTAAAATTGGAGGATGAGTTGTGGCCAATTTTAAAAAGTTTCTTAGTGTTTTTAAATAGAGTGCCTGATTATCCCCAAACAGATCTTCAAAAAATTTCTTGCGATAAATATTGTTTAGAACAACTCAATCAACTTCAATGAATAAATTGGGATACATCATTGAAATAATTCGTGTATTGAAGGAAGAAGGAGCACCCACTATGAATTTGGGTGCGGGTCAGATTGCTGGAACAAAAGAAGCAGGTGATGATCCACCAGTTGATTTAAGAAAAAAAAATACAAAGGGATGGAATATTTTTTTCAAGGATCTTGTAAGGAGAAATAGAAAAAAGAAAAGGAAGTCCTAAAATGTTTAGTAACGACTCAAAAATTCAAATCGCCGTGCTACAAGAACGATTCAAGTCACACGAACAGATTATTGATAAGGTTGATACTGCTATTCAGACATTGAGTGAAACAAATCAAAATATTTGCAAAATGCTCGCCGTTCATGATGAACGAATCAGTGTGCAAGCAAAGTTTGATGAAGATATTTGCAAAAAGGTTGATGATATTGAAGGTAAGATAAACAATCTTTATAAGTTTAGATGGCAAGTTGGTGCAGTTATTGCTTTTGTTGTATTTGTAGGTGGGATTATTCCAAAGGTAATTCCTTTCTTGACATCACCCCAAAACAGTGGTAACATAGAAAGAACCAAATAATCTTCTTCATGATCTATATTGACTCCAAATATATTGGGATGATTTCATCTCGGTTAGAGAAGTTTGTCAGAAAGAAAGAAGGTTTATATAACTTCAGGTGCCCCTATTGTGGAGATTCTCAGAAACACAAGAATAAAGCAAGAGGGTATCTATACAAATCAAAAAGTGATTATAACTTTAAATGCCACAACTGTGGTGTCACGAGATCGTTTACTTATTTCCTGAAGGATCTTGATGAACCCTTGTATAAAGAATATGTTCTGGAAAGATATAAAGAGGGGTTAACTGGAAAAGGAACTGTGTCTCCAATTCCAGAATTCAAGACATCAAAACCAGTATTTAAAAAAGTCACAGAGTTAGAACAATTCAAAGGGCTCAGTAAGATCTCAGAACTAAATACTACACATCCAGCGAGAGAGTATCTTAGCAAAAGACAAATACCTGAGAGATTTTTCTCAAGGTTTTATTTCGTAGAAGATTACAATCTCTGGGCAAACAATGATAATACATTTAAAGAATCACGAATTATACTCCCACTAATTTCGGAAGATGGAAATGTATTTGGATATCAAGCAAGATCTATTCATCAGAATGCAAAACTTCGTTATATCACCACCATCTTGGATAGGGAATATCCTAAACTATTTGGACTTGATCGTATAAACAAAAATGAAACAATCTATGTTACTGAAGGCCCTTTCGATTCCCTCTTCATACGCAACTCGATTGCTATGTGTGGAGCTGATGTTGATCTTAGTGAGTGGGGGATTGACAATCCTACTTGGATATACGATAACGAACCACGCAATCAACAAATTGTATCAAGAATATCCCGTGTTATCGAAATGGGACAAAAAGTTGTCATCTGGCCTTCGACAGTAAAAGAAAAGGATATTAATGATATGATTCTATCTGGATACATTCCCCAAGACATAATCGAACAGAATATTTTTCAGGGAATACAAGCAAAAATCAAGTTTACAGAGTGGAAGAAGGTATGAGCAACGGCATTAAAGTCAAGAAAAGAAACGGAACAATTGAGTCTCTGAACCTAGACAAAATGCATATCATGGTAGACATGGCGTGTGATGGTTTGTCTGGTGTCTCAGCTTCCCAAGTTGAGATGCAATCTGGTATTCAGTTTTATGATGGAATCACCACTGCTGAGATTCAAGAAATTTTGATTCGTAGTGCAAGTGATCTGATCAGTTTGGATAATCCAAACTACCAATTTGTTGCTGCTAGACTGTTGTTGTTCTCAGTTCGCAAACAGATTTACTCTGGCAAGATGATGGATCTTCCCAAACTTTCCCAACAAGTCTTTGATGGGATTGATAAAGGCATCTATGATTCAGACATCATCAAGAAGTATAACTTTTTTGAGTTTGAAGATCTAAACAATTACATTGATCATGATCGTGACTTCTTGTTCACATACGCTGGGTTGAGACAGGTTGTAGATAAATATCTTGTTCAGGATCGTAGCACTGGTAAGGTGTTTGAGACACCACAGTTCATGTATATGTTGATTGCCATGGTTATCTTTGCTGAGTACCCTAAGGAGACAAGATTGAATTATGTCAAGAAATACTATGACGCAATCAGCAAACACAAAATCAACATTCCAACTCCCATCATGGCAGGAGTTAGAACACCTCTCCGACAATTTGCAAGCTGTGTTCTTGTTGATGTTGATGACACCCTCGACAGTATCTTTAGCAGCGACATGGCTATTGGTAGGTATGTTGCTCAGAGGGCGGGGATTGGTATCAACGCAGGTAGAATCCGTGGTATCAACAGTAAAATTCGAGGTGGAGAGGTTGCCCACACTGGCATTGTACCATTCCTCAAAAAATTTGAGGCAACTGTCAGATGCTGCACTCAAAATGGCATCAGAGGTGGATCAGCTACGGTTCACTTTCCTATCTGGCATCAGGAGATAGAAGATATTATTGTATTAAAAAATAACAAAGGAACCGAGGATAACAGAGTTCGTAAGTTAGACTATTCCATCCAAATTAGCAAACTCTTCTATGAACGATTTATCCAAAATGGAGAGATCTCCCTCTTCTCCCCACACGATGTTCCTGGTTTGTATGATGCTTTTGGCACTGATTCATTTGACGAGTTATATGTATCTTATGAACGAGATACATCTATTCCAAGAAAAACTATCGGAGCTCAAGAACTTCTTCTTTCACTCTTAAAGGAAAGAGCTGAGACTGGTAGAATTTATATCATGAACATTGATCACTGCAATTCTCACTCATCCTTCAAGGATAAGGTGGAGATGAGTAATCTTTGTCAGGAAATTACTCTACCAACTAAACCATTTGAACATATCGATGCAGAAAATGGTGAGATTGCATTGTGTATTTTGTCGGCAATCAATATCGGTAAACTTAAACATCTTGATGATCTTGAAGAACTCTGTGATCTTTCTGTTCGTGCCCTAGATGAACTGATTGATTATCAAGGATATCCTGTCAAGGCTGCAGAACTATCTACAAAGAATCGTAGATCACTGGGCATTGGTTACATTGGGCTTGCACACTATCTTGCTAGACATGGTGAACACTATGGTAATCCTTTAGCATGGAAATTAGTTCATGATCTTACTGAATCATTCCAGTATTATCTATTGAAATCTTCGACTCAACTTGCTAAAGAAAAAGGTAAATGTGGATACTTTGATCGCACCAAATATTCTGATGGTATTCTTCCGATTGATACATATAAGAAAGATGTAGATGAAATTGTTCCAAACGAATTAAAATATGATTGGGAATCTCTTAGATCATCTATCCTGGAACATGGGCTTAGGAACTCAACACTGTCCGCACAAATGCCTTCAGAGAGCAGTTCCGTTGTGTCAAATGCAACCAATGGAATCGAACCACCTAGAGATTATCTGTCCGTTAAGAAATCAAAGAAAGGGCCTCTTAAACAAATTGTTCCACAATACAATACCCTTAAGAACAATTACACGCTTCTTTGGGATATGACTGATAACAATGGTTATATTAATATTGTTGCTGTTATGCAGAAGTTCTTTGATCAAGCAATTTCTGGAAACTGGAGCTATAATCCAGAAAATTATGCCGATAATGAAGTTCCTGTGTCAGTGATGGCACAAGACTTTTTGAACTGTTATCGCTATGGTTGGAAAACAGCATATTATCAGAATACATATGATATCAAAACAGATAACATTGATGATGTAAAAAAGAGTTTAGAAAGTCTAGTTTCAGAAGTATTAAATTCAGAGGAGGAAGATTGTGAATCCTGTAAAATTTAGAGTAGAATCAGAGAAGAAGATTATGAATGGAATGACGGTTTTCAATACAAAGGAAGTGGATACTAAAAAACAACCAATGTTTTTTGGAAATCCACTCGGGGTTCAAAGATACGACGAGTATAAGTATCCAGTCTTTGATAAACTCACAACTCAACAACTCGGATACTTCTGGAGGCCTGAAGAAGTTTCCTTGCAGAAGGATCGTGCAGATTATCATACATTACGCCCTGAACAGAAACATATCTTTACTTCAAATCTGAAGTATCAGATCATGTTGGATTCTGTTCAGGGTAGAGGCCCTGGTATGGCATTCATTCCATATTGTTCTCTTCCAGAACTGGAAGCTGCAATGACTGTATGGGAGTTTATGGAGATGATTCACTCTCGTTCATATACATACATCATTAAGAATGTTTACTCAAATCCAGGAGAAGTATTTAATACTATTCTGAGGGACGAAAGAATTTTAAATAGAGCAAAAACGGTGACAGAATCTTATGATGATTTTATCAATCATGCTCACCTTTATGACTCTTCAAGATCCTGGGAATTTGCAAACGAGGGAGTTCCTTTTGGTAAAGATGAAAGAAAGGAACTGAAGAGGAAACTTTATCGTGCAATCACTAATGTTAATATCCTGGAGGGGATTAGATTCTATGTTTCGTTCGCGTGTTCGTTCGCTTTTGGCGAACTTAAACTTATGGAAGGATCCGCTAAAATTATCTCTCTCATCGCAAGAGATGAAAACCAACATCTTGTTCTTACACAAAACATTATCAATAAGTGGAAAGAAGGAGACGATCCAGAGATGGAGGAAATCGCTGCAGAAGAAGAGGGATATGTTTATGAAATGTTTAAGAGAACTGTAGATGAAGAAAAGACTTGGGCAGAGTATCTGTTTAAGGATGGTTCAATGATTGGATTGAATGATAAACTTCTTATGCAGTATGTGGAGTGGATTGCTAACCGCCGTATGAAGGCGATTGGTATGAAACCTCTGTATGACATTTCATCAAAGAACAATCCATTACCATGGACGGAGCATTGGATCTCTTCTAAGGGGATGCAGGTAGCGCCACAGGAGACTGAGGTGGAGTCTTATATTGTTGGTGGTATTAAACAGGATGTTACTAAGGATACCTTCGCAGGTTTCAAACTCTAAATATAGTATCTAAGAACTACACTTATGTTGTCAACGCACTATCGCCTCCGTTTGGAGGCAATTTGTGAAAGGATTGTTGAAGGTAGTAATGTAGAGTTGAGTGAGATGATATGGGCAGAAAAATTAGCCAAAGTAAATAGATCTGCTGCAACCCTACTGCGCCAGGCAAGAAGAAAAGCCTCCAATCCTGAGATGCAGGAGGGAGATATGGATGATTTTTTGAATCAACTTGATATTGGCGGCACTGGACTTGATCGTTTCGGTAAACGTAGTTTTAATGATGTAGATGATATGGTTGACTGGTGGACTGAAGGTAGAAACAAACCAGACGATTGGAGACAAAGAGATTAAACTGTAACAGATGTTACAAAATTCCTTGACTATATATCATATAAGATCTATAATGATCTCACGTTCATCTGGAAACAGACGGAAGTAAGCCGACTCGGAACGGATCGTTCATCTATGGAAATCATTCTCTGGACTTGCGTTGAAGCTCAAAAGCTTATTAACAATGTTCGCACCTCAAAAGTGCCGAACGAGATAAAGGCAGAGCTCATTCAAATTCATAAAGAACATGCACCAAAGACTTGTAAATTCATAGACGCAAAAGCCGACTGAAGGAACGCTCTTTAACCTGAACAACTAAGGAGAAACCTAATGTCGAAAGTCGTATACCGTGGCGTTGAATACGATACCGAAAAGCGTATCGCATATCAACAGCAAATGCAACAACAACCTCAACAATACAATGAGACCTATCGTGGGGTCAAATTTGTAAAAGAGGGGACCAAGGGATGACAGCAACCTATCGTGGTGTGAAGTATAATACTCACACTCCGAAACTAGAATATCGTAAGTGGTATTCACAAACACATGCTCCATCGCATCCATCAAACACATATCGTGGTGTTGCTTATCGTCCTTGTAACAACTGGAACTGGGAGGAGAAGAAATGAAAAAACTTAACTTCCTACAATTGATTAAGGAACAAAAGCAAAAAGAGGAGCGTCGTCATCAAGCACAACTAGCACAACTAGTGGGAGCAAAACAATGATGCAAACTATCCTAACTCTAACTGCTGTAACATCTCTAGGAACAATCTTACTTTCAACCTATATTCAATGGTTGTATAAGTATTAATCAAAAATGAAATAAACTGAGAGGGTCCTTGTGACCCTCTTTTTTTATAAATACTTAAAAACTAATTGATAGACATGGCTGGTTTAAATCACATTAGAGAAGCATACGAGCAAGTTTATTCTCAGATTGATGAGAGAATGGACCCAGAAGAGAGAGCACTGAGAAGAGCAGAGGTTGCTGATAAGAAAGCAAGCAGAATGGAGCCTAAGGTTGCTGCTAAGTATGCAGGATCAGAAGCAAGGTCTGCAGAAAGAGAGGATAAGAAATCAAAGGGTAAGCACATTCATGGAATGACTGATTCATATGAAGTAGAGGGAGATATGGTTGATGAAAAATTTGTAAAATCACAAAACCCTCCTACTGGTCGTAAATCACTTTCAGATAGACAATCATATAAAGGAACTGAAACTAAACCTTTCAGGGGCAGTAATCCAAGATCCTTAAGACATGAGATTGCACGTTCTTCAGGAACATCACAGAAACCAAAAAATGAAGAATTTGAACAGATTGATGAGAAGTGTTGGCCTGGTTACAAAAAGAAAGGTATGAAAACTATGTTTGGAAAGAGATATCCAAACTGTGTGAAAAAAGAGGAAGTTGAAATTGATGAAGCAAAAGTAGATGAAAAAACACCAGAGTGGAAAAGATCTGCTGTAAGAAGTCAACGTAGAACTGATTTAATGAAGACTCATGGAGCAACTAAAGATTCTCCTCTTATGAAATTTGTAGATAGAGATCGTAGAGCAGAGCATGAAGAAAGAAGAGGTGTTAAGAAAGAAGGTAGAGATTATCTTGAAAGAGATCATGGTGGATCAGAAGAAGAACATGCTGCAAATGTGAGATTTGGTAAGAGAATGGAAAAACTTCAAGGAAGCGTATTGGGTGGAAAGAAAGAAACTTCAGAGAAGAAGTTAAAGGAAGCAGTTTATGGTGGTGAGAAGAAGGAACCAGAAGATACCAGAATGACTGTGACAAATGCTGATAAGAGAGCAAATACTCCAGCATATCAAAAGTTTAAGGCAGGACATAAGGGATACAAAGCTGCTGATCATCTGACCAAAGAAGAGATGAAACTGGAGTTGATTGCACACCTCAGAGAGCGTGCACTTGATGCAGCAGAGAAGAAAGAGAAGGAAAGTGTCTTTAAAGCAATCAAACCTTCAAAGCTTGCTAAGACCTACCCTGAGAAGTCACCTCAAGAACTCAAGAGTCTGAGATATGCTATCTCAACTTCACAGGCTAAGAAGAACATGGACACTTCAAGGTCTGATAAAAGGTATGGGGTAGAGAGATGAATGAAGAGTTGACCCCTCCAGAGCATCCCAGAAGAGGCAGGAAACCCTCAGAGGTTGCCAAGAGGGAGAAACTCAACATGCTCATCAGTAAGGTCAAGGAGCACAAGAAAAAACTTGACACTCAATCCAACTCTGATTAGAATCACTCTGTTAGGGATGAAGGATAAATAATAGCTCATAAGATGTTTAAGTATGAGCTATGAGAATCCTTGGAAGCATCAAGGAAAAGTTTTTGAGTCAGAAGACATTAAAGACAATTTTGGGTTTGTATATCTCATAACTAACAGAGTAAATCAAAGGAAGTATATTGGCAGAAAGTATCTGTGGCAGTTTAGAACGCCAAAAGGTAAAAAGAGAAAAGTAAAGACTGAATCTGATTGGAAAAATTATTATGGGTCTTGTCCAGAACTTAAAGAAGATGTTGTTAAGT